TTGCGCGATTGGTCAGGCGTGACTGGTGATGTTAAAGTTGAGCTAAACCGTGATTTTATTCCAAACTCAATGACAGCTCAGGACTTGGATAGTTTAGTTAAAAGTTGGCAAAGTGGGGCTATTTCACATCAAACTCTATTTGATAACCTTGTCGCTGGTGACATTATCATGCAGGACGTATCGTTTGACGATGAGATGGAGCGCATTGCAACTATGCCTGCAACTGGTGGGTTGTTGTAATGGAAGAATCAGCGAACACGCAACTGCGCGATAAAACGATTGCACATGAAATTTATTTGCAGCGATATTATTCATCAACAAGTAAAAAGGTCATGGACTTGTTGCGTGTTGTTGAAAAAGATTTGGTTAAACAATTAAAAACGCTCGACCTTGATAATCAAATGACAATCCCGCAGATTGACGCGCGGTTAGAATCAGTACGGGCAATTTTAAATGAAGGTTATGATTTAGCCGGTAAAGAGCTAACGCAACAAATGAAAGACGCAGCAGAGTATGAGCAAGAATGGCAAATCAAAGCCATTGATGATTCAACGCCTATTGTGCTTGATATGGTAGCTGTTGCGCCCGTGACGTTATTTGCTGCGATTGAATCAAAACCATTGCAGGGAAAACTGATTAAAGAATGGATTGATAAATTAGATCAAGATAGTTACACGCGCATACAGGACGCTGTGCGTATCGGCTTAGTTGAAGGGCAATCTTACAGTGACGTGGTTAAACGCATTACCGGCACGAAAGCACTGCAATATACCGATGGCATTAACTCACTTAACGCACGTCAAACGCAGGCGTTAGTATCAACTGCAATGTCACACGCAACTAATGTAGCAAGCGAAGAATTTTATAAAGCCAACGACGATTTAATAAAAGGCTGGCAATTTTTAGCTACGCTTGATTTTAAAACAACAACCCTGTGCAAATCATACGATGGTCAAAAGTTTGATTTAGGTAAAGGTCCATATCCGCCTATTCACGTTCGATGCAGATCAAGCACTGTGCCTGTTTTGAAATCGTGGAAAGAAATGGGAATGAAAGACCCACCAGCGGGAACACGGTCATCACTTGATGGGCAAATTAGCGAAACAATCAATTATGACGAGTGGCTGCGTAAACAATCACATGAAAAACAAGATGAAGCATTAGGAAAAGGAAAAGCTGAAATATTTAGATCGGGCGTAAAGCTGGAACGATTTGTTGAAAATGGGAAAGAATTAACACTTGAACAATTGAAAAAAATTGAAAAGTAAATGCTTATGCTGTATAAATGCGACAAACACTCGCCATGTGTTTACTCTAGTGTCGTTGGTGTTACACCTTTCATCAACGGCACACCCTAATTTGTAAGGAAATATTTATGTCATTTTTTGATAATATTGTTCATAAAGTTTCAGACGGTGCTAAAAAAGCAGTCGATGAAGCAACAGGTGCAGTTGATGATATTTCACACGGTGACATTATCGGTGCGGCAGAACACGTTGAAAATATCCGTGAAATCCCACAAGATACAGCGATTGAAATTATTAAAGACGCAATTTAGATTTTATTAACGATGGCAGAGCCGTCAACCACAACCCAGAGGGTTATATGTCAGAAGAATTAAGTATTGCAGAGCAAATTAAAGCCGCAGTTGATGAAGCAACAAGCGGACTTGCAAAGAAAAACGGTGAACTTTTAGCAGAGCTGAAAGAGGCACGAAAAGGAAAGCAAATAGATCCAGCGGAATTGGATAAACTACAAAATAAAATTGATGAGTTAGAAAACAATCTAACGGCATCACAAAAAACAATCAAAGATCAACAAAAAGCATTTGAGCAAACTAAAGCCGCATTAGATTCAGAAAGTGGCTTTACATCTAAATTGCTTTTAGATAATGGATTGACGGATGCACTTGTAAAGGCTGGTGTTGCTACACCATTTTTACCTGCGGTCAAAGCTATGTTATCATCACAGGCGAAAATCGCTATTGATGGCGACACACGCAAAGCAGTTATAGGCGACAAAGATTTAAGCGCGTTCGTAACAGAATGGGCGACCAGTGATGACGGCAAACATTATATTGCAGCACCACAGAATAACGGTGGTGGGGCAAGTGGTGGAAGTGGTAGCGCTGGACAACAAGTTGTAAGCCGTTCAACGTTTGACAATATGTCACACCCAGAACGGGCAAGTTTTGCAAAAAGTGGCGGCAAAGTTACAGATTAATTTTTATCCTGTCTCGATTGCCGCCTAATATTTATTTTTATTTTAGAAGGCAATCAAGATGGCAAACGTTCTCAGCAATTTAGCAGCAGACATTTACAAAGCGGCAGACGTAGTAGGTCGCGAATTAGTTGGTTTTATCCCTTCATCTACCATCAATGGTGATGCAACAATCCGCGCTGCAAAAGGCGACACAATCCGTGCAGCATTCACTCGCACACCAAGCGTTAACACTTCATTTGCGCCTTCAATGACAATTCCTGAAGGTACAGATCAAACCGTTGACAACAAAACAATGACGCTTGATTCTTATGCTTCAGTTCAGATTCCTTGGACTGGTGAAGATATTAAACACGTCAATAATGGTGCTGGATATGAAACCATTTATGGCGATCAAATTGCCCAAGCAATCCGCGCATTGTGCAACAAAATCGAGCAAGATTTATTTTCAGCTGCTTACAAAGGCGCATCACGCGCTGTTGGTTCAGCTGGCACTACACCATTCGCGTCTAACTTCGACACTATTGCGCAAGTGCGTCAAATCTTAGTTGATAACGGCTGCCCAACTGATAATCAAATTTCATTGATTATGAACACAGCGGCTGGCGTTAAATTGCGCAACCTTGCACAACTCCAACAAGTAAACACAAGCGGTAATGAAGCTTTATTACGTCAAGGTACTTTGCTTGATTTGCAAGGCATCATGATTAAAGAATCGGCTGGTATTACTACGCACACAAAAGGCGGTGGTACTTCTTACGTTACTTCTGGCTCAACTGCTGTTGGTGTTACTGACATTGCATTGGTAACAGGTAGCGGCACAGTATTAGCGGGTGACGTTGTAACATTTGCAGCGGATACCGTTAACAAATATGTTGTTGGCACAGGCGTTACTGCTGCCGGCACTATTTCATTAAATGCACCAGGCGCACAAAAAGTCATTGCTACAGCAAACGCTTTAACTGTTGGCGATTCTTACACACCAAGTGTTGCGTTTCACAAATCAGCCGTTGAGTTAGGTATGCGCCCACCTGCAATGCCTAATGGCGGTGATTCTGCCGTTGACGTGATGACAGTACAAGACCCAACAAGCGGTTTAGTATTTGAAATTGCAGTTTATAAAGGTTACATGAAAACCATGCTCGAAGTTCGTTGTTTGTATGGCGTAAAAGTATGGAAACCAAACCACGTTGCTACGTTGCTAGGTTAATTTTTTTAGGGAGTTCGCGTTCGTTCTTGTTCGCGTTCTCCCGCCTTTATAAAAGGATTAAACTATGGCTTTAATTGTTGAAGATGGCACTGGACTTGCAAACGCTGAAAGCTATGTATCAGTTGCAGACGCGACAACCTACCACGCAAACATTGGCAACACAGCGTGGGCGGCAATTACAAGTGATGCAACAAAAGAGCAATTACTGCGCAAAGCCACAGACTATATGGTGGCGCAATATCGTTTGCAATATGCGGGTTATCGCAGATATTCAACCCAATCGCTTGATTGGCCGCGCTTATACGTTCCATTGATTGATTCCTTATCAGCAAACGTTTTTCCGCAATATGTGGATTTTGACATTGTGCCAACTACTGTAAAAAATGCGTGTGCTGAATTAGCATTGAAATCTTACACAGCAATTTTAATGCAGGATTTAACGCAAGGAGTTATCCGTGAAAAAATAGACGTTATTGAGGTGGAATATGACAAATATTCACCACAACAAACCCGCTATGCTCAAATTGACGCCATGTTATCGGTGTTTTTTAAACAACAGGGTAATGATATGTCGAGAACATTGGTGAGAACATGACACTTGATGCTCGCGCTCGCTCCACAGCAGATAAATTGCTGGATAAGTTTGGCAAATCAATCACGCTAACGTCTATTGTTGAAGGTACTTAT